TAGTTTTCAATCTAATTTTAGAATTGATAAAGAAATAAACTGTATGGCCTTAATAAAACAATTAATTAATATTTAAATTTTAAAAATGAAAAAAGTAGAAGACAACAACAATGTAGGACAACCACCAGTAAAATTAGGAGACACAACAGGATTTGAAACACCAGAAGGAAATAAAATATTTACACAAGGTGTATTGTTACGTAAAGTATCAAAATTTGTAGCAGGAACTGATGAAGATGCCGTTATGCCTATTCCAGTATTTTACTGTCCAGATACTAAAAAAATAGTTGGATTAACATTACCTCCAGAAATCAGAGATGAGTATAAAGATGATTTAATATAAATGACAGTATTTGATTGGTTAAATGAAATAACAGTTAAGAAAACATCACCTAATGATTTTTTACAAAGTGATTGGGATGATTGGAATTCTTACATGGTACATAGATTTTTATCTATGAACATGAGTTATATTGATATAGTCAATTTAGTACAAAATATAAATCCTCAAAATAAAAAGGAGATTTATACCATTTATAGAGAAATGATTCCTAAAAGAAAAGTATGGAATAAATATATTAAGAGTGTAAATAAAAAAGACTCTAAAGAACTAGCAATAATCATAGCCAATAAACTATCAATTGGAAGTGATGAAGCTAGTTCGTATATTCCAATATTAGGAAAAGAAGGGATTACTGAAATATTAAGTGATTTAGGTTATGATAAAAAAGAATTAAAAAAATTAATAAAAACAATATAAAATGGCTAAATTAGTAGATATGTTAAGAACATCTGCACAAGCAGATAAAGCAAAAGCATTGTTATCACTTGAATTATTAGGTAATAAAGCAGTTGGTATTGGAGACCATTCAACAGGAGACTTTTATAAGAATGCTGAAGAAGCACTTGTAATGTTAGTAGATGCTGACGATAGATTAGAAGCATTAAATAAATATTTTAATGATAAAGGGCAAATAAATGGATAGTAGAAAAGCATTTGAAATTTCACAAGAAAAAGTAAAGGAATTTGCTAATGATGAAATAAATCAAACTATAACAATTTTTGAAGAAGAATATCCTGAATTATCAAACGAATTTAAAATTATACAAGAGGAAATGTATATAATGTTTGCTGCTAAACATATGGATTACGGTTTAAATAATATTGCTTTAGGTGGTGATATTTTAAATAGTAAAGATGATAAAAAATTCTCATTAACTGGTTTATGTATTAGACTTACAGATAAAATTTCACGTTTAAAAAATTTATTAATTAATGGTAGATCATTTGTTAAAGGTGAAGGTATGGAAGACACATTTATTGATATTGCCAATTATGGAATAATCGGTCTTTTAGTAGGTCGCGATAAATGGAAAAAATAAATTGGCTAAAACAATACCAGTTATAGTAAGGGAGATTAGAGATAATCCCCCTTTACCAGTTAACTTTGCAGTTGAAAAGAATATATCTTATTCACAATTATCAATGTTTACTCAATGTCCTAAAAAATGGTCACTTCAATATAGAGATGGCCATAAAATTAGTGAACAAAGTATCCATATGACTTTTGGAACTGCTTTACATGAAGTACTTCAACACTATTTAGACGTAGTATATGAAGTAAGTGGAGCAGAAGCTGATAGAATTGACATTGAAGAACTATTTGAAGATACGTTAAGAAAATGTTATGCTAATGACTATAAGAAAAATAAAAATCAACATTTTAGTTCACCTACTGAATTAAGAGAATTTTTTGAAGATGGTAAGGAAATCCTTAAATTTGTAAAGAAAAATAGAAGTTTATATTTTAGTAAAAAGGG